CAGGAAGTTTTACTGTAGATGATACTAACGATCTTGTAAATTATTTAGACGGTGTTACACAAGCTGAAGCACTTGCTACAAGAATTGCAGACACAATTGCTGAACTTAAAAAACGCAGGAATACTGGTGTAGTTGAAGATACTGTTGGAGCATTTAAACAAGAAGCCAACATTGGCTTTGGCGCACAAATGAGTGTTGTTAGTTGGCACGGTGCTACAGTACGTTCAGGTATCTTTGATGATCAAAACGGTATTTTCTGGGAGTTTGACGGTACTAACATTAGTGTTAACCAACGTACCGGCACTCAGCAGGTAGCTGGAACTATTGCAATTGATGTCGACGGAAATCTAGTAACAGGAACAAACACAAGATTCCGCGATCAGTTAACAGCAGGCGATAGAGTTATTATCAAAGGTATGACACATGTAGTAACAAACGTCACTAGCCAAACATCTTGTACTGTTACACCCGACTTTAGAGGTGTAACTCCTGCAACTGGCGCAAAAATGAATCTAGTTATTGATAAGAAAGTTAAGTCAGCTGACTTTAATCTAGACACATTGGACGGAAAAGGACCAAGTGGTTACGATATTGACATTGCTAAAATGCAGATGATTGGTATTCAATACAGTTGGTATGGTGCTGGTTTTATTGACTTTATGCTACGTGGACAGGATGGTAACTTTATATTCTGTCACAGAATGCGTAACTCAAACATAAACACAGAAGCGTTTATGCGTTCAGGTAACTTGCCTGTGCGTTATGAAGTTACTAACGAAGGACCTCCGGGTAAACTAGCAGCAGCATTGGATGCAAGTGCAACTACTTTAGAACTAGTAGACGGAAGTTTCTTCCCAGACTATGGCACCGTTTATATTGATAATGAAATTATTACGTTTAGTGGACGCTCTTCAAATCATCTAACTGGTTTAACAAGAGGAGCAACATTAACTAACTTCCAAGCAGGTGCTGAACGTACTTATAGTGCAGGCGGAGCTGTTCCGCATGATGCAAGAACTGGCGTAATATTAATTAGTAATACAATTACTCCTTTAATTAGTCACTGGGGTTCAGCGTTCTTAACAGACGGTGGATTTGATGAAGATAGAGGATATATCTTCTCGTATGCAGAACCGGGTGTTGAGGTTAGTACTACTAAACAAACAGCGTTTATGATTAGACTAGCACCTAGTGTATCAAACGCGATTATTGGAGACTTAGGTGAAAGAGAACTGCTAAACAGAGCACAATTGTTGCTACAAGGTCTTGAAGTTACATCAGACGGTGTAGATACTGCTAATGGTAATGCACCAATAACTGGAGGTATTGTTGTTGAAGGTGTACTTAATCCACAAAACTATCCAGTTAATCCAAATGATGTTGGTTGGACAACATTGAGCGGTGTTGCACAAGGTGGACAGCCTAGCTTTGCACAGGTAGCAGCAGGCGGTTCTGTTGTTTGGTCAACAGGAGCAGCTGCCACTACAGCAACAGCAACAGCAGTTGGTAGTTTATCATTTAGTGTAAATACATATTTTAGTACTTGGAGAGGCGGCAATTATCTATATCTAGACAAATCACAATATGAATCAAATGGCCCTATTGTAGTTGGTGCTACAGTTACTGGTAATAGGATACGGAGCGGTACAACTATTACTTCTGTAGATACAGGCAACAGCAGTTACGTTTTTGTTAGACTGTCTCGAAGTGTTACTGGAACTGTTTCATCAGGTACAACTATGACATTTACGTTTAATGAATCACTTGTAAGCAGAAACTTTGCATATCTTAGTAAAACAGAGATTGATAGTGCAGGAGTTAAGCAAGGTACAGAGCTGAGCAACGGCGGCACCGTAAATTTCCCTGCTAACACACAGGTTAACAGTATAACTCCTAAACAACACGGATCTACCGAATTTTATGAAGTACAGTTTAACAATTCGTTTAGTGGAACACTAACGGCAGGCAGCGGCACAGTAGAATTTACATTTGTTCAACCACCCTATGCACAACCAGGTGAAACTGTGTTCTCCTTTATTGCAACACCAGGAGAACGTGCAACAGTTGACTTTAGTGAATTGAAAGAGCTTACAAATACTACACTAGGCGGACGCGGAACATTCCCAAATGGTCCAGACGTACTTGCTATTAATGTATATAAAGTGGGCGGCACAAGTGTTGAAGCTAACTTGATTCTTAAATGGGGTGAAGCGCAAGCCTAAAGGGCTTGTGCAACGTCCCAAAGACTATCAAATATTCGAGTTTTCTTTTTGAGTTTATTATAAGTAAATCGAGTATTAAGCAGTTTTTCAGTTTCTAATCCATATCCAGTACGCACTAGTATAGGCTTTGCGCCTATTTTATCTGCTGCTTTTAGATCAGAAAGTTTATCACCAATGTATATGCCTTTGGAAAAATTAACATTAGGTATTTCATCTTGGGCACGTTCAAACATTCCTATATTAGGTTTAGCAAAAAAATCATGTTTTAAACTACTAGAGCTATGATACAATCCGTCAATACTTGGACATCCTACTTTTCCTAAAAGGTCAAACATGTGTTTGTGGACTTCATTTACTTGTGTCTCTGTAAGTACACCTTTTTGTATTCCGCCTTGATTTGTAATAATTACAATTTGATGACCTTTAGATCGTATTAGTGCAATTGCTTCTAAACTTTTTTCTATAGGAATAAAATCTTGAGATTTAGTAACATATGTTCCAAGATCTTTATTGATTACCCCGTCGCGATCTAAACCAACAACGTATTTGGTATAACTATTCTGTTGCTGTACTGGCTTCTGGAATCGACTCATTGTTTTCTCTTTGACTGTCACCCGGAGCAACTCGATAATTATCCTCAACACTATCAGGTGTACTTACTTCTGTAATACTACTTCCTGCTGTAATAGCAATTAGTTGATGCGGCTGTAATGGAGGATTATGCCATGTATCGCCTGCTTTAAGTTCTCTTTCATCCCATTTAGCAGTTTTAGTATCAATCCATTTTACTAAAAATCTACCATTGTTTACAAACCAAGTTTCATCTTTTTCTCGGTGAAAATGCATACTAAACCGAGCGCCTGCTTTTTGAAACACCATAAGTTTTCCGCAATATTTGTCATTAGTTGCCCAAATTAATTCGTAGCCCCATCCTTTTTCTACAACACCGTTTAATCGAGTAGACTCACTTTCCATTAATATAATCCTCTATATTAGTCCAATTCATATCTATTACAGAATTTAATTTATCTATATTAGCACATGTATAACTTTGGTATTGCAATTTTAAATTTTCTGGCATTGGAATATATTCAATAGCGCCACCATGTTTGTTGATAATAGATTGTGCTACTGTTTCAAAACTTACAGGACGTCCTGTGCCTACGTTATAAATGTCTGTAGCATCTACATTTAGCATTAGTTCGTGTACTTTGCATATGTCTTCTACACATACAAAATCTCTAAGATAGTTATTACTATTTTCAAATAACTTAATTACACCGTTGTTTTTGGCTTGATATGCAAATTTAGTATACGGACTTGCTTGATCACCTTTGTGTTCTTCGCCTTCACCGTACACATTAAAGTAACGGAAGCCCTGCACTAGGATACCAAATTCGTCTTTGTATTGTGTAATATATCTATCAAACAAATATTTTGACCATGCATACGGGCTTTGCGGCAATAAAGGACCATCTTCAGTAAAATGTGTAGTTGGACCATATACACTTGCGCTAGATGCATATTGTAAATTAGTACCAAAGTTTTCACATACCTGTGCAAGCCTAATGCTAAATTCAAAATTTTGTTCTAGTATTTGATTTACATCAGTAAAGGTAGTTGAACTAATTGCACCTAAATGTATACACCAATCATAATCTTCTGTGCTAGGAATAATACCAGGTTGCCATTCCCATCCTTCTACATCATGTCCTTGACGCTGTAAATACATTGCTAGATTTCTTCCAATAAATCCTTTGTATCCAGTTATTAATATTCTCATTTGCTATTCTCTATAATTTGTGTTGTTGAATATCCGTCTACTGTAGGTATAATATGCACATCAGTTAAATCATGTCCTACAACAGTTTCAACAGTATAATCTCCGCCCTTTACAATTAAGTTAGGCTGTATATGTTTAATTAACTCATAAGGAGTATCTTGTTCAAAAACGTGAACTTCATCTACCCAAGGTAGTATAGATATCTGTTCAACACGTTTTTCTATATTGTTTATTGGACGGTTGTTGCCCTTTAGACGCTTTACACTTGCGTCTGAATTAAGTCCAACTACAAGTTTGTCGCCTAAGCTACGTGCTTCTTTTAATAAATTAAAATGACCTGTGTGCATAATATCAAACACACCGTTTGTAAAGATTACACGTTCTTCAATATCACTGTGTGTAAGTATATGTGTACCTACGTGCTGTACTGCACGTCTAGATCCTTTAATAGCAAGTTCTAAACATTGCGTATAATCATAATTCTTAGCTAAACCGTATACAAATGCAGCCAAGAAACAATCGCCTGCACCAGTAACATCTGACACTTCTACTTGTGCAACTGGAAGATTATAATCAACACCGTCTATACTAGCAACTACATTATCGCCAGCGTTAGTAGTAACAATATTACCTTGCCACTGACAAAACCCAAACTTAGTAAATTCACTATTGTTAGGTTTTACTAACCATGCGCCTTTATATTGAGTCGCATGTTCTTTAGGGTCTACAATGATCTTACAATCAAACTTATTAATATGTTCAATAATTCTTAGAGAATCGTCTAGTACACCTTTGTTATAATCGCTTAATATTACATAATCGTATTGTGAAAAATCACTACGTAATACATTTTTTAGCACAGCAGTACTGTCTGCATCTTTGTCGTCATCTATACGTGTAATATAATGTCCGTCGCATATTATGCGTGTCTTAACACTATGTGGTTGATTAGTTTCAAATAATGTAACATCAACATCTAGACTTTTAAGATTTTCATATACAAGTCCTGCCCCGCCAATTGTTTGAACTTCGCGTTTATATGTTACAACAGGAACTGGCGCTTCGGGACTAATACGTGAACTAGTACCGTAGATATATTTGTCGATGATTATGTCACCAAGAACTAAGACTTTCATAACTTTATTATACTTTCTTTTAGGTTATTTGTCAAGAAGATTTATAGTTTGAAATACAGTTTCTAGTTTATTTAGATTAACTTTACTTTGTAAAGTATTACGCAGTCCATGATGTAACGGCTTTGGCCACTTAGTAAAACTACACCAAGCATAACCATCGTGTTCGTTATTAAGAGTAGGAATAAATTCGGAATGTACTACACAAAGATAAGTATGGAAATAAAATTTATTATCTGCACTTAAAAAACTTTCTAAGGGAAGTGTTTTTTTGATGTCTGGTAAAAATCCTATTTCTTCTTCAATTTCTCGTTTAAGTCCTTCGAATGGAGTTTCAGCAGCTTCGTTAGTGCCTCCGACTAGACCCCACATGTTATTACGTTTGCCGTTAGCTCTATGCAGGAAAAGAAATCTATTAGTATCTAATGTGTAAAATAATGCTCCACTACATGTAATCATATCTGTCATACATATAGTTAGCCAGTTAAGTCAATCCTCCATGTACCAACTGGATAATCACCATCTACTGACTTTAACCATTCATTATCTTTATATCTGTATTGTGTACTAGTATTAAGATTTGTAGTATATACTGTTTTTGTAGATTCACTAGCATCAAATACAATTGACCAATTGTTACCGTCCCATTCTATAATGTCGTTTGCACTAGCAAAAAATCCTGTGCTATCGCTATTTTTCCATGCTGCTGGATATTCTGTTGCATCTGGGCTACTTAAATCGTCTAGTAGTAATAATCGCAAGCCGGCTGTTTTAATAGATGTAGGATTGTAATTCAACGGATCGATAATATAATCAATACTAGTTCTATTAGCAATAATAGTGTCTGACGGAAAACTATCAGCATCCCAATTTACGTTAATTATAGTTTCATCAAAAGGATTAAGGGTAAATGTACCAGTTGCTGTACTATCATTATCAATGCTTCTAAAGAATACTCTAGATACATCCGAAGCATATGTTCCTGGAAGTGCTATAAATATTTCTCTCCAGTTTTTAACTCCAACGGCTCCATTTGACACTAATCTTACAGTATCACCATCTACGTATGCTCCAAATGTATTAAAGTTTACGTTAGCTGTCTCACTTGAAATGTCAGTATTTGCTTTGCGACCAAATCCAGTTTCTACTGTACCAGGCTTAGCAAAGTCGTCGTATTGATTTATTTGAGGAGCACTTATACCAGTATCAATATCACCTCTCGATTCGTCAAACATTGAAGTAATAACATTTGTAATGACGCCCATTTTTTTAACTTTAGTAGGCGGACTAATATATATTGGAATACTAAACGTAAGTGTTGCTATATCAATTTCACTATCGACACCTACAGGAATACTTCGATTAGACCATGTTACATTCTCTAAATTTACAACAGTTATACTAGTCCAGTCAATAAAGTTATCAGTAGTTTGCATTTCTAAACTAGGATTGAATAATACTAGTATTTGCTCTAGTAGTTGTAGTTTTTGATCAGTATTACTTGCCCAAATATCTGCATTTAATCGCATCATATAAGGAGTTGGTATTAATCTTTCAACTGTATAGTTTTTGCCTTGATAGTTAAGATATTCTTCGTTTTCTGAATCATATGCACGTTCTCTTATATTTGTTTTGCGTGTATAAGTAGCATCAGCCAAACGATCTTTATCAAGTTCTAATCCAGTTAAGTACACAGCTATTCTAGGTACAGTTGGAAGTTTATTTTCACTGTTTTCTCTAATAATACTTGCTACCTGTCTAGTTAAATCCCCGTAAGTAACTGGGACGTCTTTAACTGCACCTTTACCATCTTTCACTGGAAAGTTACTTAGTATGCGCATCATTTGCGTAGTGTATCTTCTTATTTGGCCGTCGTAAAAATGTAACATTAATTATCCGCCGTTGGTTTTTTTGGCCTAAGTGCCTTTGATAGACTTTGTCTTTCTTCAACTTGTTCGCCGTCTATATTACTTGTTGCAGTATTGTTGATAAACGAGGACTTGTAAGTTCTGCGTTCTAGCGTATTGCTTAGATCCATTCTTAAATTGTCTTCTATCTTTATCCAACGCAAGCCGTCAAATTTAAACATTCTATTTGGAAAAAAATCTGTACGCAAAAAATAATCTCCGTCTGCATTATCTCTAGGAAATTGTATACCAAAACCAAACGGAGATCCATTTGGCGCATTGCCATCGCCATAGTTAACAAGGTATCCTGAATATCCTGCTCTATCAGGTCTGTCTGCTATTTCATCTGCATTAATGTTAATGTTGCTTGCATCTAAGTCAGTTTCATCTGCTGTTTGTAGTGCAATATTGCCGTTATCGTCAGTTGCTATAGAATAATAATGACTAGTGTCAAAACCACTTTTAGGAGCGTCTGCTTCTGCTTGTGCAACTACTGCACTATTAATTTGCATTTCTTTTTCATAAGTAGATAATACATCTCTTAATGTTGTATCAGAATCTTCTGATACAGGAAGATCAAGTATTTCTGCATATTCTTGTCCGTCATAAATTTGTTTTAATTTCAGTCTATATAAATGTGGATACCATGTTTGACTAAATCCTTCTGCGGCCCGGTTTACATCCTCTACAACATAAAACCGTTTAAGTGAAACATCGTAATCATTTAATGCATATTCGTCTTTTAAATGCGGCAATTCAATTACATCGCCGCTCATAATTTTTCTGCCTAATGTCTTTACACTGCTATTAATCGGTATAGTCATAAACAATGTATCATTACTTAAAAATAACCCAAATTGTGATAGGTCAAAATCAATATCCTGTACATTATAAATGCCGCGCATTGTATAAACATCAGGATCGTATTTTCTATCTCTATTTTCTAAGAATAACAAATCTTGTATATTTGTTTCTTTAACAGCATCGTACTCAGGTTGTACAGCACTACGGTCATCTGCACTAGGTGTATCAGTACCTAAGTATTTGTGTATGTTAATATCAGTGCCGCCAATGGTAAACATTTCTTGGATTTGCTTGTCCAAAAAGTAATAGTCATTGCCGCGTTCGGGTTTATATAATGATAGTCTTGGCATATACATATTTATCGCCAACGATAAATACTATTGGAGAAACTCATATGGCAGATTTAGCAACACAAAAACAAGAAGTATTTGATTATGTTAATACTTTCCTCGGCGGAGGAATGGTAGACGTTGAATTAGATCCTATTCATTATCAAACTGCATTAACTAAAGCATTAACAAAATTCAGACAACGCAGTGATAATAGTGTTGAAGAATCATATATGTTTTTAACAACAGTAGTAGATCAAAACGAATACGTACTACCGAGTGAAGTAATCGAAGTGCGTAAACTATTCCGCAGGAGTATTGGCTCAAGGACCGGAGGCGGAGACGGCGGCAGTATGTTCGAACCGTTCAACTTAGCTTACACAAATACATATCTATTGTCTAGTAGCAAAATGGGCGGTTTAGCAACATACGATTTATTTTCACAACATCAAGAGCTGGTAGGTAGGATGTTTGGGTCATTTATCGAATTTAAATGGAATACCACAACTAAAAAATTAACACTATTACAACGCCCAAGAGCTGAAGAAGAATTGCTGCTATATGTTTACAATTATCGTCCTGATGCAGAATTACTTAGTGACTATCTAGCTGTGCAATGGATTAAAGATTATACATTAGCAGCCTGTAAATATATGCTAGGTGAAGCACGTTCAAAGTTTGCTACTGTTGCTGGTCCACAAGGTGGTTCAACACTTAATGGTGATGCACTAAAAGCAGAAGCACAAGCTGAAATGGAAAAATTAGAATCTGAAATATCATTACAAGTAGGCGGCGGCGTTGGCTACGGATTTTTAATCGGATAAAAACACTTGACAATATATTAAATTTTTGTTATAATATAAATTATATTATGTGGAGATTTTATGTTACCTAAATTATTAGTAATTGGCCATGGTCGACATGGCAAAGATACAGTTTGTGAAATACTAGAAAAAAATTACGGTTATAGTTTTGAGAGCAGTAGCCGATTTTGTTCAAAACTTTTTATCTTTGATATGCTGAAAGACAAATATGGTTATTCTAACGAAGAAGAATGCTATGCTGATAGACACAATCATCGTGCTGAGTGGTATGACGCAATCTGCGATTATAATGAAAGAGATGCAGCAACATTAGGTAGAGAAATATTTAAAGAACATGATATCTATTGCGGACTGCGTAACAAACGCGAATTCTTTGCTATGAAAAATACTAATGTTTTTGATTATGCAATTTGGGTAGATAGATCAGATCATTTGCCGCCCGAAGCAAAAGATTCAATGAGCTTAGAACAATGGATGGCAGATTTTACTATTGATAATAATAGAGACTTAGATCAATTAATGTTCAATACATATCAGTTAATAGAACATCTAAAAGTCCGGAGTTAAATCTCCTTGCTTCCAGCGTATACCTTCTTTTTGCACAATGCGTTGACAATTAGCGCATATAGTTTTTAAATTATTTGGTCTACAATTTTCTAAATTTCCGTCAACATGAAATACATTAAATTGTTCCGGATACTTAGATTTAAACCCACATTTTTCACATACAGTTTTTTTAACGTATCCTCTTTGCTCCCATAAAGGAATACCGTGTCCTGCACCATTGCGTAAACATTGCTCGCATTTTTTACGGTAATATGTCCTACCATCTTTCTTGTAATTAATAGCAGCCGGTCTTTTACCGCATACACATAAAGGTCTCATACTGTATTTAGCTCACCTTTTTGGTACCTTTTTTAGGTGTGTATTGCAGGTGTTTTATTAATTAAATGGTAAATATACATATAGAACAACTAGTCATCCAAATAGGAGAAATAACATGGCATTAGTATCACCAGGCGTAGAAGTCAGTGTAATTGACGAATCATTCTACACCCCAGCAGCTGGCGGCACTGTACCTATGATTTTTGTAGCAACTGCTAGTAATAAACTTTCAAGCAGTGGCACAGGAACAGCATCAGGTACAACTAAAGCGAACGCTGGTCAACCTTACTTAATCACCAGTCAGCGAGAGCTTGGTGAAACATTTGGCGATCCATTATTTTATAGTGACGCCTCGGGCAATATGATCCACGGTGGAGAGCTTAACGAATACGGACTACAAGCTGCTTATTCGTCATTAGGCGTTTCAAATCGTGCATATGTAGTTAGAGCAGATATTGACTTAGCTGAATTAGAAGCAAGTGCAACAGCACCAGGCGGCGCCCCAGCAGATGGTGCATGGTGGTTAGACACGCTTGCAAGTGAATTTGGTATTTTAGAATGGAACGGCGCAGCAATTACAACTGTAGGCGGACAAACATTTGCAAGTAAAACACACATTGCTATTACATCAAGTGATGACTTAGATGGTAGTGATTTACCTAAACAATCAATTGGTGCTATTGGAGATTATGCTATTGATCATTCAAGCAATGATAATAGAGTATTTTATAAGTCACCAGGTTACGGTGCATCACAAGCAACAAGAACAGCAAATGCAGGCAAATGGGTTGCACTTGGAAGTAACGAATGGGCAGATAGTTATCCAGCAGCAACAGGCTCTAATGCGCCAGCAGCCGTTGATGCTTCACATACAATCGTACTAAATGGTGTTTCAGTCGTTGCTGGCGGTACAACATTTACCGATGTAGTAACAGCAATTAATGCAGCGGCGGTAACAGGTATAAATGCCGCGCTAATTGATAGCAGAATTAAAATTTATGTAGATGCTACAGCAATTGCTGACGAAGGCGGCGTAGGCACTACAGCTACAGGAACAGTTAGTATTGCAGAAGGCACCGGAACACTAGTAGCAAACTTAGGTTTAACAGCTGGAACATACTCTGCACCAAGAGTGCAAATTGCTCCACACACAAGCGTACCAACTTTTAAGTCTTCAGACACGTCACCTGCACCAACAGGCAGTGTTTGGCTTAAAACTACACAACCAAATGGCGGCGCAAACATTAGTGTAAAACAATATTCAGCAGCAGGAGCTGTTTGGAACAAAGTTGTAACACCAATTTTTAGTAGACCTGAGCAAGCAATTTACGGTTTAGATCCAACAGGCGGCGGTACAAACATCACTGTTGATTCTTTGTTTGCAGACGTTAATGTTAACGGTACTACACCACCAATTGGAGATTTTAAAATATATCGTAGAAGTGCAATTGGAGCAACTGTAATTACTAGTGCTAAAGTTTCATCAACAGGTATTACAGCAGCTACATATACATTTACTATTGCAGAAACAACAGCAGCTTCAGCTAGTAAAACATCA